AGGAACTCCAATTGATTTAACTTTGGGATATGTCAGTAGATCTGCTGGAAAAATTTCTATTTCTATGAGTGCCACGCAAACTACTGCATTGAAAGCAAGAAGATATGTTTATGAAATTGTTCTTGTTTCCCCCAATAATGTTAAGGCAAGAGTGATTGAAGGACTAGTAGAAGTAACACCTGGAGTACTATAATGACAGATTATAATGTAATTATAGGAAATAACCCGCAATTTAATGTAGGTGTCAGCTACGAAATTCCCAGTAAAGCATCTCAATATCAAAATGAAATAATTGAGGACTTTTCTTCACAATTCAATGGCACTAAAACTGTATTTGATTTATTAGTTAATGGACAACCATACTATCCAGTAAATGCCCAACAACTTATAGTATCTATAAATAATGTTGTTTTAGAACCAAATGTCGATTATACTATTCTAGATGATACTATAACATTTGCAGTAGCACCAACTTCAGGGCTAGACTTTTTTGCAATTGCTCTTGCGACAACTGCTGATTTAACAAGAACAATAAATTATGTTGTTGACGCAACTCCTAATGTTGTTGGTACTGGAATAAAAGGACATTTGACAATTGACGTGACAGGGATTATTGAATCGTGGACTCTAGTTTCTGATGTTCCTGGTAATTTAATTTTGGATGTTAAAAAATCAACTTATCAAAATTACCCAACCTTCAATTCAATTGCTGGGACTGAAAAACCTACATTATCTAACCAGTCAAAAAATAAAGATGATGGCCTATCTACATGGAATACTACTTTGAATGCAGGCGATATATTAAGATTTGAAGTGCAAAGTTGCGATTTAATCAAACAATTTCTAATAGCGATAAAACTAAAATTATGATAAATAATAGTAGTCAAACAACAGACAGAATTTCTGGAGGAAATCCTAAATGGCATTAAAAGTACCCGATATCGGTGAAATTGAGTCAATCCGTTTTTTAATTAATAGTACTCAAACAGCACCAAGAAACTTAATTCTTAAGCTTCTAACTAACACTAGTGCAACTCCTTGGACTGGAGAAGCAGAAACAGATACACCAAAATCTCTTCGTACCGCAACATATGTAGAACCATATACATATGCTTCAGGTGGTGGTGGTAGTGCTTCTAGCCCTAATGCATACCCTCTTGCTTCGGTAGCACAGTATACAGGTGGAGCTATCACTACTCTTCCATATGCAAACCAGTACGGTATTATTCTTCATGGTACTAACTGGAGAGTACAAACAACAGGTACTACTCAGGCTACCTACCCAGAGCAAACATTTACGTTTACTCCAGCATCATCTTTCTATGTACATGGTTACTATGTAGCTCGTGCTAATAGCTTTGCTCAAACATTCCTTAATAACCTAACTGGTGGTGCAACAATTACCGCAAGCAGCAGCACATATACGTTAACTGCTTCAACAGCAAACGCATATTCAAACGTTCTTGGTTCAACTCAACTAAGAGTAGATCCTGTTACAACAAAAACAACCACTGGTGGTGCAGTTAATTCTACTGTCCTTGCTATTGCTGATACAACCAGCATTTCAGTTGGTCAGTATGTTGTTGGCACTAACGTTGGTCCTTATGCTCGCGTTACTGGTGTTACAACAAACACCTCAATCTCAGTTTCAGTTCCTTGTACAGCTGCCGTAACAAACGGTACTACGTTATCCTTCTATGACGGTAGAATTGCTCCTGGACAGGGACTATCTGGTACTGGTGTTGCTGCTTCAACATCTGTTTCTGGTTGGGATCCAAATACTGGAATTATCTTTGTTAACAACACATTTACTGCAAACGTAACTGGTACAATCACAGTAAGTTATTCACTAATTAGTGCTACCGCTCACGGTGCTCTAATTGGAGATACATTCTTCCTTGCTGCTAACGGTGCTACCTTAACTGAAGGTGTATACACTGTTAATGATGCTGGTACTGGTTCCGCTTCTGGCGCCAACGCATTCAGCACATGGCCAAACGTTCCTTGCACGGGTGCTGGTAACGTTGTTATCTATGACAACATTATGTACGAAGAAAAGTTCACGAATGGTCCATACTACATTCAGAACGCAGGTGACCAAATCAAAATCACCCTAAACGTTTCTCTCGAC